AAGTTTTTTGGATATATCTTTTTCTAGCACCAACTCTAAACTTAACTCGTTCACCTACCTTATAACTTTCCCTCAATCCTTGCATGTATAAAAAGTTATCAGCCAATCCACTCATTGTTAATTCATTTAATGAACCAGTGTTTGAACCACTACAAGCTGTGTGGTCATCCCAACGAACTTCTAATCTTGGTGAAAAAATTGTATGTGTGTTTCTTGAGAAAAATTTTAGATGTCCAAATGTTGTTGTATCTGTTTCTGAAGCTCCATTAAATCTGACTACCATACCATAGTTTTCTTTTCTACCCTCTAACCACATATTAACCATATCAGTTACTTCTACATTCACATCAGGAGATTCATTTGAAAAAGCTTGAGTTGATTGACTAAAAATATTACCAAACTCATCACCTAATATTGCAGGTCCATTATCGTGATTATTATCAATACCTGCAAAATCCCAAGCAGTAGCCGTTCCTCCAATTGGATTCAAACGATTTTCCCAACTACATCCATTTGTATTTTTTGGATTGTCACCAAACTTACCAGTACCCTCAGTCCAAGATTGTGATATGGGTTGAATGGCTAAAGTGTACTCTTCTGTCATTTCAGCATTACCCTCAGCTTCATACAATCTTAAAAAATATTTTGCATCAGATGCTATAGTTCCATCTGAAACAGATTTAGATAACTCTGTAAATTCAGTTCCACTAAAGTTAACTAATGCTCGTGTTTGATGGTCGAATGAATTATTAAAAAATTCTTTTTTGACTTCAAGTATTTGGTCTCTTCCAAAGTTTTGGTCTTTAAAAGATTCACCTGTTATATTTGATGAACCACTTGAAACCCAAGTGTCTTGTGATGGAAAAATAAAATGATGCATTATCTAACTCTCCCTTGTATATTTTTATTTGGTTTCTTTAATTCAAAAACCGTTGGTGTGGCTACATTAGGTGGAACTATTATTGTCCCATCATCAGACAAAGCATTTTTGAAATTATATTTATATCCATAACCCTCAGTACCCTCTCCATTTGATTGGTTTATAAAACCACCATCAGTAATACCATCACCATCTATGTCAACACCATTACCTGTTGTGCTGTATGAATAAGTATATGTTGGTGATTCTAATAACTCTCCCCCATCTTGAAAATAATCTTCATTTTGTGATAATGTTACATGACCAATAGAACGAACACCTTCAACTCCCATTAATTCAAATTCTAATTGGCTTTTATAAATTGGTTGATTGAATTGCATTTTTTCAATTCTAAAATAATCTTTTATTCGTTGTATACAATCTAACTTTACTTGTTGTTTATTTGCATATTTTTCAGCAACTACATCAAAGAACACTCCAAAGTTTACAATATATCCATCATTAATCGTCACAACATCTGTCATTAAGGTAAAGTTTTTTAAATAATTTTTTATATTTGATGTTAAAGTTGATGGTAAATTATCAGTTGTCCCTAATGAAAATGAGTGTGGGTTACCAACTAATTGTTTTTTATTATCATAACCTAATAAATAAATATTTATAGTTGAGAATAATTGTAAGTCTTCGTCACTTGGATATGCAATACTAGAAAGTTGTGATAAGTCATTTTGAAATTCTTCTAACTTACTCTGTGTCGTATCGTCATCATCATTTGAAACATCATTTATTATCCCATCAATAGTTGTCAAGTATTCTTGAGCTAATTGATTAACTTGTTCTTGTATTGTAAGAACTTGAGATTGAATTACATTTGATGATTCACCCCTTACAACATAAGCCTTTGCTATATTACCATATTTATTTGGAATATTTAATACTCTAGCTTCATAGTCCTCTTTTGTAACTGTTCTATTTTGTGTTGAGAAAAATGCTTTAGCTCTTTCTTTTATTTCAATTGTATCTTCTTCATCTTTACCACCACGAGCTGGTCTTTCATTTGTTGCACTTGTTAATGTAGCAGAGGTGTTACCACTTTGAGCAGTTGAGGTTGGTATTGTACTTATGTCACCACTTGGAACATTTGAATTAATACCACCACCAACTCTATAAGTAATAGTTAATGTTGTTTGATTTGGTGTCTCACCAAGTGTTGAATATTCATTACCCAATAATGGGTCAATAGCTTCATTCAAATCATTTGTTTGTCCAGGAATAACAATTCCAATTTGTTCTAAATCAATGTAACCCTCATCAACCATTGTACCATCTTTTAGTATACCATTACCAAAAACTAATGAAGTTGTGTTATCTTGATTTGTTTCACGAGTAAATCTTTTTGTAGTTGTAATATATTGTAAAGAATAAGGGACAGCTTCAATTGTTTTTGTTCCTGAATAATCTACATAAGCAGATTCTCTATTAATATCATCCGTATAATGTATAGAGATTGGAACTTTGTCTTGTGCTAAATAATCTACTTCATACCAATTATTACCATTTGTATCTATACAAGAAATAATATCAACAACATTTGTATCAGGTATAGTTAGCGTTTTAAATTTTTCAGGTATTCCGATTTGAAATGAAATTGTTTTTTCAGTAGCACTTACAGCTTTTACAGTCCTTGATAATGTATAAGTTTCTGCTAAACCACTATCAGCTGTTGTACCAATCGTATTAGTATCATTTGAACCTGTAATTCTAAAATCAATAGGTTCTAATGTTGAAAACAAAATATCAGAGTTTGTTGATGAGGCTATTTCAAGTCCAGCATCAAATACTCCAGCGTCTGAATAATCTACTTTTGATACATCACCTGATGAAGCATTAACTTCTGATGTAAAGGTTAAGTCAACATATGATGGAACAATTGGCTTTACTTTATAACCAAACATTTTAGCCATTGTGATTATGTTTCTTCTTTCTTCAGCCAATGGTAATATCATTTCTTGATATTGTTTATCTATGTAAAAGGATAGTACATCACCAACATATGCATTCATTTCCAATAACATCATACCGGGTGATGTTTCATTGAAATCACGATACGAATCTGGAAAATAAGATTTAGCATAATTCATCAAAGATTGTTTTAACGCTCCAAAATCTTTATTTAAATAATTTACATTTGACTCTTTAAAAGTTTCTTTACCATATGTTGGCATTTTTTATCTCCAATTAATATCCACCACCATCTATCGAAGATTCAGTTTCTGATATATTAGACGAAAAATCTAATGTTACTGAATCCAGAGTGTTTGGGTCTTGTTTGATGTTAAATAATATTTTTACTCTAATTTCATTTACTCCAATTGTTGTATCTTCTTGTTTACTTAAAACTTGTATGTCCCTTACTTCGACAAAAGGTAACCAAAATGAAAACTTATCTAATATAGCATCTTGTATACCAATTAAATTATCATTTGTAATTTGTTCAAATAAAAGTCTTCGTAAATTTAAACCTAATCTTGGTTGGAAAAATCTTTCACCTTCTTCTGTTTGTAACAGATTTCTTATGTTGTTTTTTACAGCCTCAATGGTTGTTGATGTTGTTGCAAACCAACCATCCTTTTCATCACCTCTACGAATAGGTAAATCAATACCAATTTTAACTTTAGTATCATTATCTTCAATGAATGGTTTTCTTGATGTATCTTTAATAGCCATTATAATATCTTTCTAGCGTCATCATCTAATAATTTAATAGTTGTAAATTGTCTCTGCCCATCTTTATCTTCCACATTAAAACCACCTTGAGAATCTGGATCTTCACCAATGAAAACATAACCAGTAGATTGTAATCCACCATCATCTTTATTTAAATCTAAACCTGCTAACTTAGCACCACCCTCTAATAAAGGTGTCACAGCTGCTTCTATTTCACCCTCTAACTTATCAATAACTTTACTAAGACCTAATGGACTACCAAGTTTTTTTAACATTTTTAAAACAGGTTGATACTCACCCAATAAAGTTTCCAATTCAATATTTACAGGCTGTTCAGGCAATCTTAATTCTTCAACAATCACAGGAGCTTTTAATTGTGTGATTGTAAAGTTAGCGTCTCTAAGAGCATTAATAATAGCTCTGGCACTATAATGAGCTTCTCTTTCTGCATAAGAACCCTCTGATATATCAGGAGCTGGTTGGCCAACATCTCGAGCTGCTCTAACCTTAGCTTGCATTAAATCCCATTTTAAACCTTCCTGTTTTATAGCCATAATTATCTTCCAATTTTATTTTCGGATTTTTCTTTTGATTTTTTTAATACTTCTCTATAGTCTTTGTTTAAAAAATCAGCAGTTTGACCATCAACACTTATAGTTGGACTTTGACTATTCATCATATCACCATATTGTTTACCAACTAATTCATTCATTCTATTAGAAGTAAACTCACCACCACCTAAAGTTTTCCATTCTTCATCTTGAGCTGTTTCATTCAATACATCATTCAATACTGAATTTTTTGTAAATGTTTTTTTCTCAACAATTTTTTTTGGTTGTGGTTTAGATTGAGTTGGTTGTTTCAATTCTGTTATTACTTCCTTGATAGCCATCGCAACTTCTTCTCTAACGATTTGTCTGATTATAGTTTTTATATTTGTTTTTTTCTTCTTCATAATTACCCTTGTTCTATTTTGTGTTTTGTACTAAGTATACTATTTAATTTTTGTTGTATAGGTGTTATTTTAGAAACCAATGGAGCACCAGTTGTATCCGTTAATGGTAATGGTGAACCATAAAATAATGAAGCAGCCTCACTAAGAGCAGCTAGAGTATCTGTTAAAACTTCTAAC